GTCGATCAGCGGCGGCATCATCCGCTGGTAGCGCACCGTCACCGGATAGGTGCCGAGCGGCGCCGGATAGACATAGGCCACCGGCGCAATCCCGAAATACACGCTCGCCGCCGCCAGGGTCATCGTCGCCGGCAGGGAGAGCAGCAGCGGGCGCGCGAAGGTAATCGCCTCGCCGGTGTTGCTGCCCGAGGCCGTCGCCGTCAGGGTCACGGTGCCGCTCATTGGCAGCGCGGCCACCGTCGTCGAGATGTCGGCCGCCGTTACCGTGTCGCCGAGGCGGATCAGATCCCACGCCGCGGTCGGGATGGCGTCCACCGTCGTCGAGGTGTGCGTGTCGCCGGTCGTCGTCTGGGTAAACGGCGCTGTCGTCATCACCGTGCCCGGCGTGATCCCCTCGCCCGCCATTGCCAGCCCGTCGTAAAGCCCGGTCGTGTCGGCGAGCGTCCCGGTCGTGCTGCCCGAGGTCAGCGCTGCCGCCGTAGCCAGGATGATCCGCTGCGTCAGCGGGCCACCCATGTCGGTGCACCAAAGCTCCGGCGTCGACTGCGATGGCAGCTTGGCGAACAGGTCGAACTCGGCAAGGTCAATGGGCGTCATAAAGATCGGCTGGCCCGCCGGAAGGGCCGGCGCCGGATAGAGGTAGAACGCCGACTTCGTGACGCCGCGCGCTCCGCTCGACCCCGAGGTGCGCAGGTAGTCGAGCGGCAGCGGGTAGGGACCGGAGCCGAACAGGCTACCGCTTAGATTGGGATCAAAGTTGAAGTTGAACTGGCCGCGGGCGAGCGCAAGGTCGTGGTCCTCGCACAGGTCGGACAAGATCTCGTTTATTGCGTCGAGCGCCTGGGCGTCAAAGCCGCGGACCTTGGCGATCTGCTTCGCGTCGGTGATGATCCGCGCAGCCGTGAGCACATCTACTCCGCTGCCATCCGCGGCGGCTCGCCGAGGTCCAGCGGCTCCTCGCCGCGCAGGATCGCCTGCCAGAACGGGATGCGCTCCTCGCAGCCGGCGATCTGCCCCTCGATTTCGAGGATGCGCTGATCGTGCTGCGACAGGGCACTAACCCCGTGCGGGTCGATCTTGGTCGGATCCGGGGCATTGCGGCGGGTGGCGCCGACAATCGTCAGCTTCGACTCGTGCGCCATCGCCGTTGCGTCGCGTGCGGCCTTCGCCTTGGCGAGCAGCTTTCGGTTGGCGGCCAGCGAGTTCTCGTCGAGGCGCAACTGCTCGAACGCATCCTGCCGGCGGGCGGCGGCGGCGATGACATCGAGGCGGCGGTTGAGGTCGACGCTCGTGATGTCGGCCTCGGCCGAGCAGACAAAGGCGATGATCTTGCCGGACGGGCCGACCGGGCTCTGAAAATTGATCTGCATCCCCGGCACCTCGACCGGGGCCAGGACCGTCTTGTCGTCGTTCACGGCCACACCACCTGAAAAATGAAACAACCAGTCTCCGCGCCGCCATAGGGGACGCCGCCATGTCTCGACATGATCTCCTCTGCGCGATCCGGGTCGCCCCGATTATCAGGCAGACGATATTCCGCAACCGCAGCGTCGCATGCCTCAAGGGTCCGGAAAATCCACGCTCTCGTTCGAGTCGCGGCCTCGCTCATGCGTGACCTTCATTGTTGAGAAAGCGCATCCCGCTCTGGGCCAGTTTCGACATCCGGCTACGGCCCTGGAACTGCCGCTCGTTCTCGTGCGCACGATACTCGATCTCGCGATAGCTGATGTACTCGGCCAGCGTACCCTCCACCGTCGTGCCGTGGACATAGAGCTTGCCGTTGATCCGAATGCCCTCGTCGATGAGGGTGCCGCTGTTGCCGGCCTCGGGCATGTTGACGACCCACGAGACCGGCATATTCATCCGCTCACGCAGATTGGCGGCAGCAACCGCCTCGGGACCGATCAGGCCAGCGGTCGAGCGGGCGTGGCGCTGGGCGCGCTGCACGGCCAGCTTCTTCGCCGCGGTCTTCTTCTCCTCGGCGGCGCGCTTCTGTTCGGCCTCGTAGATGACCCGCAGCTCAACGTCGGAGAGCAGGTCGCGAATGTCGGCGTCCTGCGCCGCCAGGAACCGCTCGAAGTCGTCCTGTGGCTCCTCGGCCGGGGCTTCGAGGCTGTCGCCTTCGCGCCATGGCTCCCCGATGGTAGCGGGCGGCGTCTCGCCCTCATGCACGATCGGCGGCATCGCGACCGGCTTCGGTTCCGGCGACGGCATGACGTTCATCTGTGTGCCTAGCAGCGCCTCTTTGAAGGCGGCGGGTTTCAGCGCCGCGCGGTTCGCCGCCGCCTTCTCGCGGCCACGGGCCAGCGCCTCGCGGCGGCGCTGTTTTTCTTCCTCGGTCAACGGCATGCAATCCTCACGTCAAAGTCCAGGGTCCGGCGGCCAACCCGTGTGCCGTCAGCAGGATCACCTGCCCGCTGGTCGCGTCGAGCGCCACCACATCGCCGGGGAACAGCGTCAGCGAACCCCGGTTCGGAACATACAGGATGCCCTCCTTGACGAAACCGCCGCACCCGCTGATCTGAGCCACCGGATGACGAGCATTGAAGTCGTCGAGGATCGCCTGATTGATGTCGGCGACATCGGCCGTCGCCGTCGCCAACCCGTTCCACACGAGGGCGAGGTTGAGGCTGTTGTTCGCGTTCGTGCCGAGCGTCTGAATCGCCATAGGCTTACGGGCTCCCGGTATTCCAGGCGTTGATCTGGGCGAGGAGGTCGGCGGTGATAAGCACCGTGCCGCTCGCCGCCGCGAAGTCGCTCGCGATCGTCTGCAACGCTGTCAGCATGTTCGCCAGCGTCACCGATCCCGAGGTGCCGGGGACCACCGTCGCGTCGTTCATGAACAGCATCTGCGCATTGCCGAGCGAGCCGGGGCCGGCAAGCGGGCCGACGCCGGGGTTGTTCGCCTGGCTCTGGCCCATCATCACCGTGCCACCGCCCTTGGGCACCTGCATGATGCGAAGCTCAACCTCAATTCGTACTGCCGACATGGAAGGTGTTTCCTTTCTCTGCGGTTTACCCTACACTTTTCATGGAAAGTGAGGGGATAAGCCGATGGAAAAGACCTGCAAGGACTGCGGCGAGGTCAAGCCGGAAAGCGAATTTCATCGCGACAAGGCGAGGGCCGATGGCCGTTCGATACGCTGCAAGCCATGCACGAACGCCAAGCTCGCAATCTATCAGAAGAACCCGCCGCGTCATCAAACGCCCCTCGGTACGAAGCGATGCTCCGCCTGTAAGGAGACGAAGCCAGAAGCCGAATTTTCGCGCAACAGGGTCTACCATGATGGTTTGGCCAGATCCTGCCGCGCCTGCAACAACAAGCGGTCGGCTGCATACGAACAAGCCAACAAGCAGGCGCTGAACGTCAAACAGATGGAGCGCTACTACCGCGATCCAGACCGCTATGCCGACCGCGACCTCCGCAAGCGATTTGGCTTGCCGCTCGGCTGGTACGCCGAAACGCTCGCCGCCCAAGGCGGTCGCTGCGCCATCTGCGGCACCACCGAACCCGGCGGCCCGGCAAAGCGAACCAGGAGATTTCACGTCGATCACTGTCACACGACCGGCCAAGTCCGCGCGCTCCTCTGCGATGGATGCAACAATGGACTTGGCCGGCTTCATGACAATCCTGACGTTCTCCGATTGGCCGCTGACTACATCATCAAGCATAGAGCGTTACGAGAACGTCCCAGTATTTGATGCCGAACATTCTATTCTTGCTAATTTCCTTTGATCGAGAATTGTCCATCCTTCCATCATTTTCCAACCGATCACCCGGACGAGATCCAGCTGATCCGCCTTATCGGGTCCGGTCGGGCGCAGCCACTGGATGCCTTCGAGCTTGAGGCAGGCGAAGGCTTCGCGGCCGAAGATGAAGACCGGGTAGACCGTCACATCCGTCGCCGGCGCGGCCGGCGGGATCATCTGCGCGCCGAGCCCGGTGATCGTGACCGAGGTCGACGGCGGGATCTCGATCGCCTGCCCCTGGAACGATCCGCTCGACGGTCCGGACGTGGTGAGGCCGAGTTGCGTCGGCAGCGCCGCCGAGCCAACCCCAACATAGACCGCATAGGTAAAGCCGGTCGTGCTCGGCGTGGTCAGGGTGATGCCGCCGGTCGTGACCGAGATGTCCGCCGAGAGCTGGTAGATGCGGCTCTCGTAGAAATTCTGGTCGTCCCAGCCGGTCACCTGGATCGTGTAGGTGCCGGTGGTCAGCGAGCCTGTCCCGTTCGCGCCGTTGACCTGGGCGACCCCGACAAAGGTCGGCGCCATGTTGGTTTCGCAGAACGTGATGCCGCCCCAATAGCCCATCTGGTTGATGTAGAGGCGGTCAACATCGGAGCGCGACCAGGCGGTGACGACGGTCGGGTTGTTGCGCAAATCTTCGAGCGGGAAGATCGAGCCGATGGCGACATAGTGCTCGACGCCCTTGATCGTCTTCTCGCTGTTGCGCGCGGTGTAGTCGATCGAGCGCTCGACGGTCTCGCCGGTCTGCCCGTTCCATTTCTGGGCGCCGAGATTGGACAGGTTGGCGTAGGTCCGGTTGACATCCGTGGGATTGAGCACATCGGTCGCGGCGAGCGAGGCGCGGGCGCCAACCGCGTTGGCGTAATTGACCTGAGTGCCCGACATCGCGTTGACGAAGCCGTTGCGCTCCTTCATCTGACTGACTTGCATGCCGAGCTGCTTGCCGGCGCTGCGCATCAGATCCTGCTGCGTCGTGATCGTCGCGACATCGGTCCCGACCCAGCGACCGCCCCACTGGACGGCGGTGCCGGTGACTTGCGTGAAGTCGAGGCTCGACGCCGGCGGCGGCACGCCCTCGGCCATCGGGAAGCGCGGCAGGCGCATGTAGTTCCAGCGGAACGCCTCCCACTGGACGCCGCGGCCGTGCGGAATCGTCTTCTTGTCGGCGAACTGGTAAAGGACGAGATAGCGCTGGGTCTGCTCAAGCGCCTCGCGGGCGATGAACCTCGTAGTAATGCCGGCATACTGATTACTTTGGTTCGGGGTCGTGCCCTGTGCCATGCCCTACGCCTCCATTAAGCGAAGGGCTGGCTGGCCCCCGCTACCAAATTTTGATGCCTCGTGCGTCCGCCTCGGCAATGGCCGCGGCATCCGCCTCGGCGCTGCCGGCTGCTGGTCGGCGGCCGCGTGCCGCCATGTTGCTGCGCGCCCCGGTCGGGCGGGTCCGCTGGGCCGCGACGCGTCCGGCCGCCTCGCCACGCTGCCGCGGAGCGACGCGCGCAGCCCGTGCCTCGGTGTCGCGGCCAAGCAGCAGGTGATAGGCTTCCTCGCGCCCGATGACAAAACCGGCGCGGCGCTGCTGAGCACGGTACTGCTCAACCTTGTCACGGTAGGCTTCGCGGGTCGGTGATCTTGCGCACGACGCCTCATACCTTGCCTGATCGGCCAGTTCCTGCTGCTCAAGACGGAGCTGCTGAAGCGCTCCGCCAAATTCCTGTCTCGCTCGCTGCTGAAGCAACTGCGCCTGCAC